AGCGCATTCATCCCGCAGTCGGCCGACGCCGATCGACTGCGTGGCCACAGCCAGGGTGGACTGGTATTGGATGTTGAAGTCGCCGTCGGGGGAGGTCATCTGAAGCTTGGGCGCCCGCAAAGTGAGCATGCCGACGGCCTCCTTGCTGAAGATCAGCCCCTTGCACTTGGACAAGTCCTGGGCGTAGTCGCTGTTCTTGTCGTAGGTGTTCAGCGTGTAGGAGGGTTGCACCACGTGGTTGGACCACATGATGGGGATACCCTTCACCCGGTAGACCATGCCATTGGCGATGGTGCCGTTGCTCGGGCCGGCGGCTCCGTTGTTGTAGTCGCTGTTGATCGGCTTGGTCCCTTCCGTGAGGAAGTCGTACTCATCCGGGGGCAACACGCAGACCAGGGTGGAGGGATCGACGTCCTTCTTGCGGAACTGGGTCACGGCATCGCCAATGGCGCTTACCAGCTCGTCGCCCTTGGCCGACTTGGAAGCCGTCGCATAGCCAGCCGTCAAAGTCTTCTTGTAACCGGTCCGACCAGTGTTGATCGAGCGGGCAAGGGGCTCAGAGCTGTTGCTGGCTCCGGCGAAGAGGATTCGAGCGATGCGTTTGTCGGTCTCCCAGGCCAGGGCGATGCCCAGCTGCTCGAAGAACTCGGAGGCCACATCGGCATAGTTCATCAGCTGATCAAGGTCGAAGATCGCCTGGTCGGCAGCCATGAGGCCATCGACGGCGATGTTCTTGACGTTGATGTCACTAGGGGAGTTGCTGGCCAAACCGCCAAGCAACGGCACACCGGGCGTCACGTAGGACGCGGCAGCGCGACCGGTCACCTGAAAGTCGAAACTCTTTCCACCCTTGATGTTCCTGGTCTTCACCAGGTTCTTGAAGACCGTGTTGCGCTTCAGCGCGTTCAGGATCTCGGATTGTCCCAGTTTCTGGAACACGGTATCGACCGTGCCCGCCCCCTGGATCTGGCCAAGTCTGGCCAGCAAGGCATCATTGATCGCCATGGCTGCAAAAAGCGTTTGGGTTGTTTGCCCGTGGCTTCTTGCAACCTGTGTTCAGCGATTCCCCCGTAGAGGGCCAAACGATGCAAAGACGCTGTAGCTGTAACGCCTGACTTGACCGGTGGGAGGTGTGCTGGCCCCTCCCGCAGGGAGGCCAGCACTACACAGGTGCAGCAGTCGTTGCGCCGATGCTACATCTTCAGGCCCAATCCGGCGAGTTAGCAATCGCCGCTTTCACCCGCTTGGCATAAACGGGATCGACGTGCATCAGCCGCTCGCCCTGGGCATTGCGTCGATCGACGGCCGCGTTCTGTTGCTCCTGCGAGGCGAACCGCATCGGGGCCTGGCCACGCCCACCCCTGGCCAGCTGCGGCTCGCTGCGAGGCCGTGGCGCGCCATCGGCTGCCGCCGCCCTGGTCTGGATCGCCTTCACCGCAAAGGCGGCTAGCTCCTTGTTGCCGGAGTCGATGGCGGCGTTGTAGCCGGCCAGCTCTCCCTTGCTTAGGTTGGCAAGCGCCCAGCCACTCAGCGCCCGAAACTTGTCATCGCCTCCGACCGATTGCCGGATGGCCGCGCCATCTTCCGCGCTCAGCTGGGGGGCGGCGGCCGGAGAGGAGGCCCTGATCCCGTCGATGTAGGTCTCCACCACGGCCTTGGGTAGGCCTGCCTTGGTGGCCAGTGCCTCCACCTGCTGGCTCACGTCGCCCCCGGCCCGCAGGGTTGCATCGAGCTGCAGGGGGTTCACTTCGGCGGCGGTGAACAGGCCGGCCAAGGTCTCGCCGTAGAGCGCCTTGCCCAGCTCGGGGGTGTAGGCCTCCGGGGGGAGCGTGTTCCCGGCGGTGGGCACCTTGGCCTTGGCCTCTGCCAGTGCGATCACCTCCTTCAGCGACTTGCCCCGGTACTCCTCCGGAATCTCGTCGTCGGTGGCCTGGTTGTCGTCGGTGGCGTCGGCGCTGTCATCCGCTGGGCTCAGCAGATCGGCTAGCGGGTCGTCGGCGTCCTCGCCCTCGGCCGGCGCTGGGGTGGTGGGTTGCCGGGGAGGGGTGGCCTGCTTCTGCTCCGCTCGCTCCTCGGCGGCCAGCATGCGATCGAGGGGGTGGGACAGATCCCATGCCTCGCTGGTCGGCTGGCTGCCTTCTGCCTCGATCTCGTCTAGCGCGGCAGTGAGGCGATCCTCTTCACCCGGGCGCACCAGGTTGAGGAGCTGTTCTTGGGTGGTGCTCATGGCTCAGTGGGTTATTGAGGGGGCGGGGATTCGCCCGGGTCCTGCTGCATCTGCTGGGCCGTAGCCGCGGCGGTGGCCAGCTTTGCCGGGTCCGCCATGGGGGACTGCGTCAGCTGCTGCTGCTGCGCTGCCTGCTGCTGCTGGGCCTTGATCTCGGCCACCTTCTGCTCGGGCAGCACCAGGTCGATCGACTCGATGCCCAGCCCGTTGCTGAGCCGGGTGATGGCGTCGCTCACGTCGATGCGGGCCGTGATCTCCTGGGGGCCAACGATCTTGCCCAGCGCATCCAGGCCCTGCAGGAACCTCATCATCTTTTCCAGATCGTTGCCCCGGCCAACTGCTGCCAGGCCAACGCTCACCACTGGCTTTACCAAGTCCTTGGGCAGCTGGATCTTTCCCTGCTTGGTCAGAACATGCAGCTTTCGGGTGATGTACGGATTTTGAAACTCGGTCGTCAAGACGGAATAGACCCCGACCTGTCCCTCGTCCATCCGCTGCGCAACCATCCGCACCTCTTCGGCGGTGGTGCGCTCCGAATCCCTGACGTCCGACATCATGAAGGCCCGTTTCAGGGTGGCCTCCACCCGTTGCAGGCGGGCTTCTGCCACCACGAGGCCCTGCCCCCTGCGGCCATCAGATCCCAGCTCCCTCACGTCGTCTGGATGGCCAACCACATAGCCGCCGTTGCGGCAGGCCACCAGGTCCTTGATGCTTGTGACCCCGCCAGGGCGGACCACGTTCTTGCTTTCGGCGGCGATCATCGCCCCCTCGGTTACGGCCTGGCTAAGGGATTCGGCGGTTTGCAGTGCGGCCAGGCAACGGGCTTCGATGTAGCCGGGGCCGTAGTCGCAGCTTTCGATCCTCGTCGCCCGCAGCGGCATCCATGGGGAGATTTCGATATCGACCTCCGTGTCCTGTCCGTCAATCTCCTCCCCCTTGCATTCCTGACACCAGTGGACCTTCCCCTTGGTGTAGTCCCATTCCACGTGGGTGTAGACCTTGATCACCTCCTCCTCGTTCATCACCTTGGTGGCGGCCAACGGATCGGGGCTGTCGTCCTCGCTCTCCTCGTCATCGAGTAGGCCCAGATGCTCGGCCACCACCTTCGGCAGGCTGTCCTCGGTGAAGCTCTCGCAGATCACCGCTTCCAGCGGTCGGCCCATCGGGTCCCGCTTCAGCACGTAGCGGTTCAGGTGGTAGCAGGTGAGCCCGTCGTCTTCGTCGTCGTAGAGCAGGATGTTGCCGGGGCCGACCAGGTGGACCATGGCCTCCTGCACCACGGCGCGGTCGTGGGTGCTGTTGATCTCGCGGAGCACCGACTGCTCAAGCGCCAGCAGGCTGCGGTCGAACTCCACCATGGATTTGGCGATGTCCTCCTCTGCCGTTCCGGCCTGCCGGGCATCACTGATCAGGGTGGCCCGTTGCTTCTCGTCGATCGTGTACTTGAAGAACGTCTCGCTGGCCGGCATTACCGCCAGCAGCCAGCGGCTGGCCAGGTGCTGGTGACCCTCGGCGCCGATGTCATTCCATGGCAGCGGGTAGGTCTCAGGCTGGCCCTGGTCCGGGTCGTTGGCGGCCGGCACCAGCCATGGAAGCGTCAGACGGCAGGACCGCCGGGCACGCGCTAGCCAGCGGTCACGATCGGACCGGAGCTTTTCGTAGCGCTGTTCAGCAGGCCCCTGCGTCGTGTCCATTTCAGGTCCCGATGTTGAGGCCAGCGCCAGCTGCCGCCGCTGCGCCAGTTGGAGCAATCGTCAGCCCGGCGGCCATCTTCTTCCTCTCCTTCTGCTTGGCTGGCTCGGTGGTCAGGGCGGACCCTGGGGCAGGGGCCGCCGTGGTGGTGGTGGTGGCGTAGGTCTGCATCATCGCCGGCACGACCTCGGCGGCAGCGGCTGCGGCATGCTCTGCCAGCGATGCCCTGGCGCGCTCGCTCTCGGCATTGGCAGCGGTGATCTGCTGGTCCAGCTGGGACTGCATCCGCTGGTTGGCCTCCTCGGCTTGCCGCCTGGCCATCTCCATCTGCTGGTTCTGTGCGTCGATCTGGGCCTGGCTGGGGCCCTGATAAACGGTTCTCGGTGCTCGCGCTCCCCCTGAACACATGATCAGTTCCCCGTGGTGATGTTGAGGCCGGCGCCGGGAGCGGCGGCAGTTGTTCCGGCTGCTCGATCAATTCGCAGGGCCTGCTTCCCGGTCGGCCGCTTCTCGCCGGTGCGGTCGGAGCCGATCACCGGGGCCGCAGCCGGCTTCTCGGGCGGCGGTGCGCCAACCAGTGCCGCCAGCCGGGCCGCCTGCGCGGTCGTGTTGTTGGCACGAGCCGTGGCAACCGCTTGCTCCTGGGTCTGCAGCGCAGTCCGCTCGCGCACCAGGGCATCCAGCTGGCTCTGCTTTGTCAGCACATCGGAGCTCTGCGTCTGCTGCATCAGTGCCAGCTGCTGACTGGCAAGCGCGTCGTAGGCCCTGGTGTCGGGCGCGTAGATGGTGGCCCTGGATCCCCCGCCGCCCGCACACATGGATCAGCCCCTCCCGGTGTCGAAGGAGGGCGGGTAGACCGTGGGGCCGTCGGCATCGTTGGTCAGCAGCTCAACCCGTAGCCACCGCACCACCTGGACGGAACCGATCTGCTGCTGGATCTCGCGGTCTGTGGCCTGCGGATGCGGGGCAATGTCAGGCCAAAGGCTTTCGAGCTTTTCGACCAGCTCCTCTGCGTTGACGGGCTTCGGCATTACAGGGCTGTAGAACTTGCCCCCATGCTACGGGGTGCCGTCAGGTGGAGACCACAGGATTGGCAGTTCTCGATCCTCGTCATATTCGCCAGATCGAAGAATGCGGGCCAGCCGCACTTGGGTGATGGCATCCCGTCGGGTGAGGCCAGCCTTCAGGAAGGCATTCAGCACGGCGCACCACATCTCAAACTCGTTGCGCCGTCCGGCCAGAATGCCCTCGGCCTTCACCTTGCCGATGCCAGGGCAGCCGGGGTAGTTGTCCGTGGCGTCCCCGATCAGCGCCTGCGAGAACACATTCAGATCGGCCTGATGCTCGGAAACCTCCATGAACTCCGTGCCTCGAAGGTGCAGGCCGGGGATCCCCAACAGGTCCTTGTCCTCGCTCACAATCACATCACCAGGGCGGCAGAGGATGCCCATCACATCGTCGGCCTCGACCTCGGCCAGCATGGCGATGTTCCATCCCCGCACCTCCCCGGCGGCGATCACCCACTGGATCAGCTGGCTGTAGCCGGCCGGCTTGCGAGACGCCTTGCGGTTCGCCTTGTAGGCGCTGAACAGGGAATAGCGGAAGCTGGCGGCAGTGCCGAGGCATAGGTGCAGCTGGTGATCGGGCAGCGCATCGCGGACGGATGCCAGAAAGTCTTGAAAACGGGCCTTGGCTTCGCCGTGACGGCACGCATAGGTCCAGTCATCCGGTGCCCACTCGATCTCGTATTCGGCCACGGCGGTGCAGCGGCGGAGGTAGAGCTCCGCATCTACCAGGGCCCTGGGTTGGTCGGTCACGACGCCACCTCTGCCGGCACCGTGCGACCCCGCAGCCAGTCCTGAACCCGCTGCAGCGCGTCGGGCGGGACGAATTGGGAGCGGAACGGCAGCCAGCGCGATCCATCCCATTCGCCACACGGAAGCCAGGCGGCGCACTGGTCCAGAAACTTCCGCTTGCCGTTGTGACGCTCAAACGTCACAAGCCACTGCCCCCTGCAGGGACCAAGCCCAGGGCGGGCAGTCACGAGGATGCGGCCCATGCCGATCTTCTCCTCCAGGATTGTGTAGGTATCAGGCATCAGAGGATGGGGGTGTCGTTGTTGTGGCGGTTCCGGTATGCCTCCAGGTCGCGGAAGAACATATCGGCGAAGCGTGGATGGGCGTCCAGAAAATCCCACGTGGGCAGAGTGAACTCGGCGTGCGGTGGCAGGTCGTGGTTGAACTGTTCGACCGACCAATACCCAGCGAGCAATCCGCGCTGCAGGATGTTTCGGATCTGGTCCTTAGGCAGCAGAGGCATTGGACCCCTGCCGCTGCTGTCCCTCCTGCAGATACTCGATCCAGTCCTTCCGTGAAAGGCTCTGGGAATCCGAAGCGGCAGCCGGCAGCAGGCGCTGCCCGTCGCCGCCGGCTGCCACCAGGCTGTAGGCGGCGGGGTTCTCGGCGCCATCCGGCGGGGGCGAGGCCAGCCCCGACGGCAGCATGGCCAGCTGCTGCCGCGTTGGCTGGAGCGATCGAGGTAGGTCTTCCTTGAATCCCCACGCTCGATTCGGCACTCCCGATTGGCACCGATAGAGCGGCACCATCAGCTGTCGCCATGTCGGGAACCGCAGGAACTCACCGGTGGCCCCCTGGATCCAGCGCTCGCAGCCCCAGAGGAACTGCGGTGTGCTGACCTCCGGGAAGTCAGTGCTGAATGACACAAACTTCAGCTTGAAATCCTCGGTGCTCCAAGTTGCGTCTGCCCTGGTCCTGATGTGGCGCTCGATCATGCGGCAACCACGGGTGAAGGCCTCCGGGTCAAGCAGCATCGGCCCGCTCCAGCATGTCCCGGATTGCCGCGGCGGCCGG